GCAGAAGACGGCATACGAGATGTGCGGACGTGACTGGAGTTCAGACGTGTGCTCTTCCGATCTTACGCTCCTCCACACACGGAACCTTTTTCCACGAAGTTGGACGGTTTACACACTGACAAGCCCCGACTGATCCTCGGGGCTAGAACGGCCCGACACCCTCCCAGGGGTCGGGCCGTTCGCATACCTGGGAGATGGCATGGATACATGGATGTGTGAGCGGTGCGGCAAGGCGTGTGAGCGACCTCGCGTTAGGGGCCAGAGGCCGAAGTGGTGCAGCACTGCGTGCATGTGGTCAGCCAAGCGTGACCGGCTATCGGCCATCACCCATATCTGCGAGCACTGCGAGGCCACCTACCATCCGCGCGATCGGAGACAGCGCTACTGCTCACAGGCATGTGGGCACATGGCGCAAGCCAAGCCGCAGCCCATCAAGGTTGTGGTGCTTGACCAGCGTAGCGATCTGAGGCGCGCGATTGAGTCTCGCGACCTACTCTCGATGCGATCCGCGCTGGCCGCCAGGTCTGTCGTTGTGGGCGAGTGTTGGGAGTGGCTGGGCCGCTACGACCGTAGCGGGTACCCGGTCATGTCGTTCGGGCAAAGGCGCGGAAAGCTGGGCGTGCACCGACTTGTGATAGAGGCGGTCGAGGGCGCACCTCTCGGCGCGCAAGCGGCACATCACAGATGCGGGAACTCCCGCTGTGTACGGCCTGAGCATCTCCAACCCGTCACCCAACGCGAGAACAGCGCAGAGATGCTAGCCCGCCACTCCTATGTTGATCGCATAGCGGAGTTGGAACAAGCGCTTGCAAATCTGGCCCCATGCCATCCATTGTTGGACCGCATCCCTCTTGCAGGATGACCCGGTTACGAAGGGGGGCCCGAGATGGTGCCCAGGACTTCGCGGCTTCGCGCGCTGCCTGACCCTGATGACTCGGAGCCCACGGTCGGGCTCGCTGGGGTGAAAGCTGCGGCGGATACGGGGTCGCGGCGGACTCTGCTGGTGGCTCTGCGGGACCGGATCTCGCTGGACATCGATGCGGGTGTCCCGCCCCGTGACCTGGCGTCTCTGTCGCTTCGGCTACTGGTGATCGCGCAGGAGATTGAGGCGATTGACGCTCTCGAGGAGGGTGACGAGGTTGGCGACGCCGCGAACACCCCCGACGAGCCGTGGCGCCCTTCTCCCTGAGGCCCGTCATGTAGTCCTCCCCGAGGGGATCGTGTCCTCTGGGTTCCCCGCGGTAGCGGCGACGTGCGCGAAGATCGGGATCGAGTTCGACCCGTGGCAGGTGGACCTCAACCGGTGCATCCTCACGAAGGACGCGCACGAGGTGTATGCCGCCGACACCGTGGTGATCTCGATCTCGCGGCAGGTCGGCAAGACGTTCGACGTTGGTGCGCTGGTGTTCGCGGACTGCATCATCAGCGCTGGGACGACGACGGTGTGGACTGCGCACCGGTTCAAGGTGGCGCGAGAGACGTTCGACTCGCTGCGGGCGATGGCGAAGTCGCCGCTGCTGGCGCCGCACATCGACTACGACTCGATCACGACCGCCGCTGGCAATGAGTGCATCCCGTTCCGGAATGGTTCGCGGATCGTGTTCGCAGCCCGGGAGCGGGGTGCGGTTCGTGGGTTCGCGAAGGTCCGGCGCCTGATCCTGGATGAGGCGCAGATCCTGACAGAGTCGGCGCTGGCGGACATGGTGCCGACGATGAACCAGGCGGAGAACCCGCAGGTTGTGCTGATGGGGACGCCGCCGAAGCCGAAGGACCCGTCGGAGGTGTTCTCGAACCTGCGCCGCGACGCGTTGGCGGGCACCGCCGAAGGCGTGCTGTACGTGGAGTTCTCGGCGGATCCAGATGCCGATGCGCACGACCGGGCACAGTGGCGCAAGGCAAACCCGTCGTACCCAAAGCGGACGCCGGCGAAGGCGATCCTGCGGATGCTCAAGCTTCTCGGCGAGGAAGACTTCCGTCGGGAGGGCCTGGGTATCTGGGATGCGTCGGAGACGCTGCGGGTGATCTCTGGTGCAACGTGGGCCGCTCGAGTTCTCGCGGACCCGAAGATCGACGGTCCGGTGGCCTACGGGGTGGACATGAACCCGGACCGGACGGTCGCTGCGATCGGCGTGGCAGCGCGGTCGGGTGAACGGGTCCACGTGGAGGTCGCGAAGCACGGGTCGTGTCTGGCTGGGACCCGGTGGGTGGTGGACTGGCTGGCCGACCGCGTTGGCCCTGCCGTGGTGATCGATGCGCGGTCGCCGGCGGCGGCGTTGATCCCGGACCTGCGGGTACGTGGCGTCGAGGTGACGATCACGGGTGCGCAGCAGATGGCGCAGGCGTGCGGCGCGTTCTATGACCTGGCAACCGCGGAGCCATTGACTCCGGATGCCCCGTTCCTGCTGTCTCACTTCGACCAACCGTTGCTAAATGCGGCCCTGGCTGGTGCCCGTAAGCGTGGCATCAGTGGTGAGGGTGGTTGGGGTTGGGATCGTCGTGGCGGTACGGATATCACGCCCCTGGTGGCGGTTACGTTGGCCTCGTGGGGGTTGACGGCGAAGGCCAAGAAGCCGCGTACGGGGCGGGCCGTGTTCGCATGACGAGGAGGTGGGCCGGTGCTCGACGCTGATGAGATCGAGTTGCAGGTCCGGGACCTGTGGGCCCGTCACGTGGACGAGCTGCCGCGGTTGACGAAGATCTTCAACTACGCGACCGGTGTGTGGGGTGTCCCTGACGTGCCCGAGGGTGCGTCGCGGGAGATCAAGGACTTGGCGCGCCTGGCTGTCAAGAACTGCTTGTCGTTGGTGGAGGACGCGTTCGGTCAGAACCTCGCCGTAGTGGGGTATCGGACGGCCGCAGCGTCGGTGAACGCCCCGGGGTGGGCTCGGTGGCAGACGCAGGGCATGGACGCCCGTCAGGCCGAGGTGAACCGGGCGGCGATCCGGTACGGGGCCGCGTACCTGGTGATCGCCCCCGAGTCTGCGGGTGGCCGGGTGACGTGGCGCCCCAGGACGCCTCGGAAGATGGTCGCGATCTACGCGGACCCGCAGATGGACCTGTGGCCGATCCGGGCGCTCGAGACGTGGACGGACACGACGGACGCTAGGTCGCGCCGCAAGGGTCTGATGATCGACGACGAGATGTGCTACCCGCTGAACTTGGGTGAGGCGTCGAAGTGGTCGGGTTCGTCCACGTCTCGGCGTGTCCCGGTGGCCCTCGATGGTGACCCGTGGGCGCACGGTGCGACCGGTGACGATGGTGAGTCGGTGTGTCCGGTGATCCGGTATGTGACGACCCGCCGCGGTGAGGACGCCGTCGTCGGTGAGGTCGAACCGTTGATCATCGAGCAGCAGGCGATCAATGCCGTGAACTTCGACCGCCTGGTGGTGTCTCGGTTCGGGGCGTTCCCCCAGCGGTACGCGATCGGGTGGTCCGCTGACGACCTGACGGTCCTGCGGGCCGCGATGTCACGGGTGTGGGCGTTCGATGACGAGACGGTGAAGGTCGGGGCGTTTCCGGCCGCGTCGGTGGAGCCGTACAACTCGATCCTGACGGAGATGCAGGAGCACCTGGCGATGCGCGCACAGGTGAACCCGGCGGCGATCACGGGCAAGCTCGTGAACTTGTCCGCTGACGCGCTCGCCGCGGCCGAGAAGGGCCAGCAGCGCAAGCTCGCCGAGATGCGCCTGTCCCTGGGGGAGTCCTACGAGCAGAGTCTGCGCCTGGACGCCCGCATGGATGGCGACTCGGAAACCTCGTCGGACCGTTCCGCTGAGGCCGTGTGGGCGGACACCGAGGCACGTGCGTTCGGTGCGGTCGTGGACGGTATCACGAAGCTCGCAGCGGTGGGTGTCCCCATTGACGAACTCTTGACCTTGGTGTCAGCCCTGTCGCAGCAGCAGATCACGGCAATCCGGGACCGCATGGCTGGGCAGGGCGAGATCCTGGCGGCGTTGCGGCAGATGTCGGAGGCGCAGCAGACCCGGGTGATGGGTGAGGCTGAGGTTGCCGTCTGATGGCTGACACCCCCGAGGGTGCGGCCCTGACCCGGGCACACCGAGCCGCGCAGACACAGGTAGCCCAGGACACAGCCCAACTCGTGCGGGCGTCCTGGCCGCTCCTGGATCTGCGCGACATCGACGGATCCCGGATGCGGTGGGTGCGGACCGTGACCCCAGTGGTCGTCGATGGGCGCCTGACGTCGATCCGCACATCAGCGGCGTACCTGCGTTCGTTCTCGCTGGCCGAACTCGGGTCCCCGATGGGCGTGATCGAAGACGTGATCGACGACGCGGTGCGCGCGGCGATCAGCACGTCCCTGGATGTGACGGGCCCGGTGACGGTGAAGGCCCTCACGGGGTCGGGGTTCGCTGTGGAGCACGCGGGGGCGACCGCGCTGGAGTCGGTGACCGGTTCGGTGGTCCGGCACGTCCTGGACGGCGGACGGACCACGGTGGAACGGTCCGTGGAGCGTGAACCGCGGTTCGTGGGTTGGCGTCGGGTCGGGGTGGGCGCGAACTGCCGGTTCTGCAACATGCTGATCGGCCGTGGCGAGGTGTACTCGGCAGGGACGGTTCGGTTCGCTTCCCATGATCACTGCAACTGCGGGGCTGAGCCTGCCAGCGGCGGCCCGCCGGCATCAGCATTGCAGTACTCGGCCTCGGCTCGGGTGCAGACACCTGCTGACCGTGAACGGGTCCGGGTGGCCTTGGGTGGGGATGCTGCCCCGGCGATCCCTGAGGCCGACCTGGCTGCGGCTCGAGTTGCGCAGGCGCGTGCGGAACTGCCGGTCCTGGAGCGGTCCCTGGCTGACCTGGAGCGCCGCGCGGTGTCGGGCATGGACTTGTCGGGGCCGATCGAGTGGCAGCGGGCCCGCATCGAAGCCCTGCGCGCTGCAGCCTGAGTTTCCCGCAACGACCCCGGGTCATGGGTCGGTCAACCACGCCGCGAGGCGGAAAGCAGGAGCCCGTCATGCCTGACGACGAGACACCCCCCGAGGGTGGCAAGCAATTCACGCCCATCGCCACGCAGGAAGACCTGGACCGGATCATCGGCCAGCGACTCGCACGCGAGCAGGCGAAGTACGCCAACTACGACGACCTCAAGGTCAAGGCCGAGAAGTTCGACCAGGCCCAGGTCGCAGCGCAGACGGCGGAGCAGCGGATCGAAGCCGAGAAGACGGCCATCGCGACCGAGCGCGACACGCTCGCGTCGAAGGTCGCAGCACTCAGCGCCGCGATCACCCACCGGCTCACACCGGAAGACGCCGCAGCCCTCGAAGGGGTGCCGGCGGACCGTGTCGAAGCACTCGCGGAACGGCTCGCGGCCAACGCCGTGAAGACCACCACGCCGCCCCCGACACGACGCCCACCCAAGTCCGGTGTCACCACCGGCGACGACTCATCCGGGAAGGAACGGGCCGCACAGGCACTCCGCGGCTACTCCACCACCTCCCGGTAACCGCTCCCGCGAGGACAGACCTCGGCGGGTAGACCAGAAAGGGGCCATCTCATGGCTGACATCACCCGTGCCGAGGTCTCCACCCTCATCGAGGAGGAGTACTCCCACACCCTCCTGGACGCCGCAGAGGCAGCGTCCACCGTGCTCGCCGCGTTCCCGATCGTGAACATGGGCACCAAGACCGTGAACCTGCCGGTCCTGGCGACCCTGTCCGAAGCCGACTGGGTGTCGGACACCGACAACACCGGTGTGAAGCCCACCTCGCAGGTCACCTGGGCCAACAAGACCCTCGTGGCTGAGGAGATCGCGGTCATCATCCCGATCCACGAGAACACCCTCGAGGACGCGACGGTGGACCTGGTCGAGCAGATCGCTCAGGACGCAGGCCGCGCCATCGCCAAGAAGCTCGACGAGGCCGTGCTGTTCGGCTACGCCAAGCCGATCACGTGGACCTCCCTGGACCTGCTCGCGGCCGCTGTGGCTGCGGGGCAGACGTTCGAGGTCGTCGACGGTGACGCGAACCTCGACGACCTGTGGGGCGCGATCGCACAGGCCGCCGCTGCGGTCGCTGTGGCGGGCTACGCACCGGGGACGCTGCTGGCGTCGCTGGCGCTGCGCTGGCAGATGGCGAACATCCGGGACGCCGACGGGAACCGCGCGTTCGCGGGCGAGTCGTTCGCGGGGTTCGACACGTTCTTCAACCGCAACGGTGCATGGGACGTGACCGCGGCTGACGCCCTCATCGTGGACCCGTCACGGGTGCGCATCGGTGTCCGTCAGGACATCACCGTCAAGCTCCTCGACCAGGCGACCCTGGGCACCGGGGAGTCGGCCATCAACCTCGCCGAGCGGGACATGGTCGCGTTCCGGTTCAAGGCTCGGTACGCGTACGTGCTGGGTTCGGGGACCACGTCGCTCGGCGTGTCCAAGACCCCGGTCGCCGCGGTCGTGCCCAGCGACGAGTCCGGTTCCTGAGCTTCGGCTCAGTTCGTGTCCCGATGAGTGAGAGGAGCGGCCCAGCATGGCATACGCAGCGGTAGCTGATGTTGAGATCAGGCTGGGCCGTTCCCTCACCACGTCGGAGGCCCAGCAGGTCACTGCGTGGCTCGCTGATGCGGCGATCCTGATCGACGGTTACACCCGGTACACGGTCGTGGGCACTGCCCCGGACGCGTTCGCGGTGGTGTCGGCGAACATGGTGATCCGGGTCCTTGGTGCCACTGATGTGGTGCCGGGCACGGAGTCGCAGACCGATCAGGTCGGCCCGTTCTCCCAGACCTTGCGGTTCGGTTCGGGGGGTTCGGGCGGGTCGGTGTGGTTGTCGTCGACGGACAAGATGATGCTGCGTCCGTGGCGTACCGGGGTGGCGTCGGTGTCGCTGATGTCCGAGCGGTATGACCCGGCTGACGAGGATGAGTCGTGACGTTCGGGGAGACGGTCGGCCGGATCCGGGAGACCCCCACTGGGGCGTTCGACCGGTACGGGAACGCGACGTTCACCACTGCTGAGGTTGTGGTGGTGGGTGCGGCGTTTGCGCCGGCTGGTACCCGGATTCCCGTCGAGGTGGGTCGGGAGATGGTCATCGAGGTTCCGACCTTGTACTGGCGGACCCAGGTTGACGCGGTCCCGTCCGACCAGTGGCGGGTCCGCGGCGTGGTGTATGACACGGACGCTGACCCGGCCGAGTGGGTGGACCCGTTCGGGTCTGCCGTGGGTGGGACGGTCATCCAGCTCAAGGCTGTTGGTGATCTGCCGTGAGCGCCGTCAGGGTCCGCCTGAACCACAGCGAGATGGCGAAACTGTTGGCGTCCGATCAGATGCGTCCGCCGCTGCGGTCTATCGCGGGGGAGGTGGCTGCGCGCGCGAGGTCCACTGCGCCGGTGCAGTCGGGCGCATACAAGGACTCGATCACGGAAGAGTCAGCAACGACTGACCGCGCCGTGGAGCGGGTTGTGGCCCACGCCACGCACGCCCTGGCGGTGGAGGCCAAGCACGGCACCCTCAAGCGAGCACTGGGAGGCTGACCGATGCTGAACAAGCCGCCCGTCGTGTTCCCCGACATGGCCCACTGGGCGGTCGACTACCTCGTGGCCGCCCTTGCCGCCCGGCCCGCCGGTGAGACGTTCGCCGACAACGTGAAGGTCGCCACCAAGGTCCCGTCGGCGATGCCCGCTCGCCTTATCACGGTCCGCGACGACGGCGGCCCTCGGCAGCCCACGGTGACCAAGACCAACGGCCTCGGTGTGAACGTGTGGGCCGCGACCGAAGCCGACGCGTCCGACCTGGCACGCCTCACGGTCGCGCTGCTCGAGGCGTCCGCCGGCAACGGGCCGATCGTCGGCCACATATCGACCTCCGGGCCATACCCGGTCGTGGAGGAATCCACCAAGCCCCACTGGTACGCGTCCGTGGACCTGTCCGTCCGCGGCGTCCCCCTGTAGTCACTCCGAGGAGAGCAATCATGAGTGTTGACGCTGGCCTTGAGGCCACTGAGGTTCGGGTCGCCGTCACGGGGGCCATCTACTCCAACGACGCAGCGATCCCAGTCCTGCCGACGACAGCAGACGGCGCCCTGGACGCCGGGTTCGTCGGCCACGGGTACGCCTCCGACGCGGGCGTGACCGAGACCACGTCGGTGAAGTCCCAGCCCATCCGGGCATGGCAGAACAACGCCCTCGTGCGGGTCGTTGTCACCGAGGGTGACGCGACGTACAAGACGGTCCTCATCCAGACCAACGCCGAGAATGTCGGCCTGTTCTACGGTGACACCGTCGACACGACCGCCGGGTCCGTGCGGGTCCGCCCGGGTCTGGCGAAGGGCCGCCGCGCGTACGTCATCGACGTCATCGACGGGACCGACATCATCCGCACCGTCATCGGCGACGGGGAGGTCACCGAGACCGGTGATCAGGTGTACGTGGCCTCAGGCGTGGTCGGCTACCCGATCACGATCACCGCGTACGCCGACGAGAACGGGGTGTCCGCGACCAAGTACTACTCCGAGCTCGTCGACGAGTCCGGGTCCTGACCTGCCACCGGTCGGGGTGCTTCTGCGCGGACGCCCCGGCCGGTGCTTGACCTATCCGCGCAACCATCCGCGCAGAGGAGCACGACCATGGCCCTGTTCAACTGGGATGCAGTGCAGCACGAGGCGACCGACGATCCGTGGGAGTTCACCGCCGCCGGCAAGACGTGGCGGGTTCCCCACATCAAGGATCTGAAAGTCGGCCAGCAGATGTCCGCTGACTCCGGGCACCTCGCCGAGGTCATGCGTGACGTCGCCGAGGTCCAGGGCAAGAACGGGGAGTGGCGCAAGGCCGGTGTCCTTGCCCAGCGCATGATCCTCAACGCCCACGCCGATCAGGTGGGTGTCCTCGTGGCTGCGTGGCTCGCGCACGCCGGGATGGTCCCGGGGGAATCACCGGCCTCGTCTCACTGATTGAACGTGACGGCGAGGCCCTCGAAGCGGACTTGCGACGCTTCTACGGTGTGAGGTTGAGGGATGTTGCTGCGGGCCGGGTGACGTTCCGGGAGTTGAAGTCCCTGCTGGCGGGGATGCCGTCGGAGGGCACGGCGATGTGGCGGGCAGCCCTGCGCAACCCCACCACAGTGCCAGTCATCAGGGAGCCGCCCGCGGACTGGTGGGCGACAGGTGACCGTGACCTCCTGGCGTCCCTGATCGACCTCATGGGCCTACGGATCTGGCAGGCCGGTGGGGGCAAGGGTCCCCGCCCGCGGCCGATCACCCGGCCCGGGTCCGCGGGCACAGGCAAGCGCATGGGACGCACGACCATGCCGGCGTCGAAGGCGCGCGCGTACCTGGACCGGATCGGTCCCACAACGAAACCTTGACGGGGAGGGCTAGTGGCCGGTTACGAAGTTGGCTCGGCGTACCTCAGCATCCTCCCGTCGGTGACAGGTTTCGCCGCATCGTTGGGGACGGCCGTCACGCCGGCCATGTCCGCCGCTGGCATCACCGGTGGCAACGCGATGGGCGCCGGCATGGCTACCGGTGGGCGCCCGTCGTTCATGGCCGCCGGTGGACTGCTCAGCAAGGTGTTCATCGGGGCGTTCGCTGCGATCGGCGCCAGCAGCCTCGTGTCATCGGCCATCGGGTGGTTCCAGGAGACCGTCGACGCCGCCTCGGACCTGTTCGAGACACAGAACAAGGTTAACGAGGTCTTTGGCGACGGCACCGCGATGGTCATCGACTACGCGCGCACCGCGGCCTCCGAGTTGGGTCAGTCACAGCAGACGTTCCTTGATGGTGCGTCAACGTTCGGGATCTTCGGGCAGTCGGCCGGGCTCGCCGGTGATGAGTTGTCGTCGTTCTCGATCGACATGGTGGGCTTGGCGACCGACCTCGCCTCGTTCAACAACACCAGCCCAGAGGACGCCATCCAGGCCATCGGCGCGGCCCTGCGCGGGGAGTCGGAGCCGATCCGCCGGTACGGGGTGCTCCTGGATGACGCCACCTTGAAAGCTCAGGCGTTCACCCTGGGTATCTATGAGGGCACGGGTGCACTGACCCCGCAGCAGCGGGTCCTTGCCGCCCACGCGGAGATCCTCAAGCAGACCTCCACCCAGCAGGGTGACTTCGGTCGCACGTCTGGTGGACTCGCGAATCAGCAGCGGATCCTGACCGCTGAGATGGAGAACGTGAAGGTCGAGATCGGCAACGCGCTCCTGCCAGTGATGACCGAACTGTTCGGGGTGTTCGCTGACGTCGGCGTGCCCATCCTGCAAGACCTCGCGGAGTGGTTCTCGAGCAACGGGGACGCGGTCCGGACCATGGTCCTTGGGATCGTGTCCGGGCTCTTGGCGATGGCGGATGGATTCTTTGCGTTCGGGGCGTTTCAGTCCGAGATGACTAGCCAATGGCTCACGCTGTGGACGAACATGACGCAGGCATTCCTCAACTTCACAGAGTTCATGGTCGACGCGGCTGTGCAGGCGTTCGGGTGGATCCCGGGGCTCGGCCCCCAGCTGATCGATGCGAAAGCCAACTTTGAGAACTTCCGGGCGGGTGTTGACGAGAAGTTCACGAGCATCCGGACCGCCGCCCAGCGGGCTACCGAAGGGTTCAACGGCACGCGCGACATGATCCATTCCCTCCAGGACACCATCCGTTCCCTAGACGGCTCCAAGGCGACGGTGACCCTGGCGGTCAACGACCAGAATGGGCTCCTCAACTACTACGGTGGACGCTTCGAGTTCAGTGGTGGCGTCGGCCGTCGTGCTGGTGGTGGGGATGTCTTTGCCAACACCCCGTACGTTGTTGGTGAGGCCGGTGCGGAGTTGTTTGTCCCGGACAGGTCGGGGACGATCTACAACCAGGCCCAGGTCGCGGCGATGGGTGGCGGTGGCGGCCGCGGTGCCGCCCCCATCTACGTCCAGAACCCGTTCACCGGTGAGTATCTACTGGCCCGGGTTGGCGCCGTGGCAGATGGTCGGATGGCTGATGCGGGCGCCCGCGCCCAGTACGCAGGGAGAGCCTGATGCCAGTCAGCACCGATGGGATCCTCGAGGCCACGTTCGACGCGTCGACGGCGTCTGTGCTCCTGGTAGTTGTTGGTAGTGAGTGGCCATCGCCGGTGGACACGATCACGATCACGCGCACGGTCGCTGGTGAGGCGACTGTCCCGGTTCGCGGGGTGGAATCGCGTGCCGTGGCCGCCGGGTACTATGTGGGTTCGGATCACGAGATGGCCCTCGCCACGACCGTCACGTACGTCGTGGCCGGATCCTTCGAGGGCTCGGACGTGGCGACCGCGACGGTTACCGAGTCCACGGCCGGGGCCGCTAACGGTCTGTGGCTCAAGGTCGCGGGTGCGCCTGATCTGACTGCCCGGTGTGATGTGGAGTCAGTCGGTGAGGTGGATTCGCCGACTGTCGGTGGCGTGTACCAGATCGCTGGTGGTGGTGGAGCTGTGGCTCAGACTTCCGCGCAGTGGTCGGGTATCGAGTCGGACTCTCTCAAGGTCGGGTTGCGGATCCCTGTGGGCACGGACTTGGCGCGGGTGCGCGCGGTCATGGCTGCGTCCAGGGTCCTGCTTGTGCAGGGCGTCGGCGTGTCCGACGTGGACGCGGGCTGGTACTTTGTCAAGCGGGTCGGTCGGGTCAACCCTGAGCAGGTCGAGAACTGGCCGTACCGGTCCGTTATCCTGGCGTTCGAGCGCACGGGTGTCCCGGCGGGTCAGGGTTCGGGGATCGCTGGTGTGACGTGGGCCGCGCTGATGGAGGAGTGCGCGACGTGGGCTGACGTGGCCACCGCGTACGCGACCTGGTTTGACGTCCTCCG